ATCGGGATGGGATGCACCGGATACCGGCGTGAACAGCCTGATCATGCCGGCCCTGCGCAACCTGCGCTCCCGCTCCCGCAGCGCGGTGCGCAATGACCCTTACGCTGCCAACGTCATCGACAAGCGCGTCAGCAACCTGATCGGTACCGGCATCACGCCGCACCCACGACTGCTCGACAAGGCGATTCGCAAGGTGATGCAGGAGCTTTGGGAGGACTGGGTGGATGAGGCGGATGCCGATCAACTCACGGACTTCTACGGCCAGCAGGCGCTTGTGGCGCGCACGGTAGAGCAATCGGGCGAGTGCTTCATTCGCCTGCGCCCACGCCGGCTGGAGGATGGCTACGCGGTGCCGCTGCAGCTGCAGTGCCTGTCACCGGAGTTCGTCCCCCATGACAAGTTCGAAATGACCCGCTTCGGCAACGTCATTCGGGCTGGCATCGAGTTCAACGCCATGGGTCGGCGTGTGGCCTACTGGTGCTATCGCAACCATCCCAGCGACAAGACCTCGCTCAATGTGGGCTACAACCAGCTGGTGCGGATCCCGGCGGAGCAGATGCTGCACGTGTTCGAGCCTCTGGAACCCGGCCAGCTGCGCGGGGTTCCGCGTCTGGCTCCGGTCCTGAAACGGCTGCGCAGCCTGGACAACTTCGATGACGCGGTGCTGTTTCGCCAAGAGGTGGCAAACCTGTTTGCCGGCTTCGTTCGCAAGCCCGCACCTGACGGCCCACCGCAGCTCGACCCGCTTACTGGGGCACCGGTCAAGTACGACCGCGATGGCTTCACGCCGATGGTGGGTCTTGAGCCCGGCACGATGCAGGAGCTGCTGCCTGGTGAACAGGTCGAGTTCTCGGACCCGCCGGACGCCGGTAACAACTACCCCGACTTCATGCGGCAGCAACTGATGGCCGCTGCCGCCGGTTCGGGCATGCCATACGAGCTTATGACCGGCGATATGCAGGGTGTGAATGACCGGGCGATCCGCGTGGTGCTCACCGAGTTCCGGCGCCGCCTGGAGCAGCTCCAGTTTCAGGTATACGTCCATCAGCTGTGCCGACCAGTTCGCAAAGCCTGGATGGACATGGCCGTGCTCGCCGGGGCGCTCGACCTGCCGGACTACGCGCAGCGGCGCCGCGAGTACCAGCGAACCCGTTGGGTGCCGCAAGGCTGGGCCTACATCCATCCTGTACAGGACGTCCAGTCCAGGCAGATGGAAATCCTCGCCGGCTTCACCTCTCGCAGTGAGACCTGTTTGCGCGGCGGAACTGACGCTGAGGTGGTGGATGAAGAAAACGCTGCCGATCTCGCCCGGGCAAAGGCCCTGGGCCTCAACTACAGCACTTTGTCGGCGGTCGATGACGACCCCGAGGAGAAGGAGAAAGCATGAAGCCGTTGAAGCCTTTCCGTATCTTCAACAAGGCACCAACGGTGCCGCAGGTCGACAATGAGCATTGGTATCACATCAAGGCCGCCACGAAAGCCGAGGGCGCTACGGAAGCCGATCCAGCCCCGATTGAGATCTACATCTACGGCGAGATTGGCGGTTGGGGTATCACTGCTAACCAGTTCATCCGCGACCTCAAGGCGATTGATGACGGGGTGTCACCGGTTGAGGTGGCCTTCAATACCAACGGCGGCGATTTGTTCGAGGGTCTGGCGATCCATAACGCGCTGAGCCGTCTGGGTGAGCGCTGCACCGGCCGCATCGATGCCCTGGCGGCTAGCGCGGGTAGCGTTGCGGTATGCGGCGCTCATCGGGTGGTGATGGCGTCGAATGCGATTCTGATGATTCACAACCCCTACACCTGGATTGAAGGTGACGCTGAAGAGCTTCGGCGGGTGGCTGATGTCCTCGACCAGGCGTTCGAGGTGATCATCGCGGCTTACAAGGCGAAAGCGCCTGACATCGACGAAGCCGAGCTGCGGCGTCTGGTCAACGATGAGAGTTGGCTGACAGCTACGGAAGCACTGGCGCTTGGGCTGGTCGATGAGATCGGCACTGGCGTGCAGGTGCGAGCCTGTCTGGGCAATGGTGCAGCCATGGCCAAGTATCGGAAGACTCCGCAGACACTGCTTGATCAGCTGGCCACCAAGCCTGGTGAGCCTGAAGCAGGTCCGGCAACGACGTCCGAGCCGACGGCACCAGACCCAGGCGACTCCACTGCGCTGGCCTTGATGATCACCCAGGACTGCGCCAAGGCGGGAATCAGCAACCTGGTCGCTCCCCTGATTGCTGCCACCAAGCTGACCGACAAGACCACGGTGCAGGCCGCGCTGAAGCGCGCCAAGGGCATCCGCGATCTTTGCGCTGCAGCCCGGCTGCCGGAGTTGACCGCTGAATACGTGACGGCCGGCCTGGAGCCCGATGCAGTGCGGGCTCGGCTGTTCGAGAAGCTGGTCAGCTCGGGCAAGGGCTTCGAGATCGACAACACGTTGCCGCCGGCCGATGACGAGCAAGAGACGGTCAAGGCGCAATTACCCAACCCAACCGACATCTGGGCTGCCCGCCGGCAGGCCGCCACAAAAGGAGCACGACCATGAGCGTCATCCAACAGGAACCGGTCCATGCCGGTGAGTTTCTGCTTTCTGAAGGTGCGGGGAAGATCTCCCGCGAAGCCATCAACATCGTCGCCGGCCCGGCCTTGGTTGCTGGTCAGGTGCTCGGCCTGGTAGCGGCAAGCGGCGAGTTCGCTCCCTACAACCCAGAGGGGGAAGACGGTAGCGAGAACGCCGTCTGCATCCTCTTCGCTCCGCTCGGGGAGTCGGACGTCTCGCGGCGTGGGCGCGCCGTGGTGCGGCTGGCCGAGGTCACCGAGGCGCTGTTGACGGGCCTCGACGGTGATGCGGAAAAGTCCTTGGCGGCGAACTTCATCATCCTGCGTTGACCTGACCTTTTCCTTTCTCCCAGCCCCGCCTTGAGCGGGGTTCTTACTTTCTGGAGTATCCCATGGCTGAGATTGCCATTTTTCAAGATGATGCTTTCGGCGTTGCAGCCCTGACTGCGGCTATCAACGAGCAAGAGTACGTGCCGGGCCGCCTGGCGGCGCTCGGATTGTTCCGCGAAGAGGGCGTCCAGACCCTGACCGTTCAGATCGAAAAGGACGGCGATACGCTCGCCCTTGTGCCTGCGGGTGAGCGCGGAACCTCCGGCCTGGTGGTCGGTGGCAGCAAGCGCAAGCTCATCCCCTTCAACACTATCCATCTGCCGCAGCGTTTCTCGATCAAGGCTGACGAGATCCAGGGCATTCGTGCGTTCGGCTCCACCACCGAGCTGCAGGCTGTTCAGGCGGTTGTGAACAAACGCTTGGGCAAGGCCCGGAGCCAGCTGGATGCCACCCACGAGTATCACCGCATGGGCGCAGTCAATGGCCAGGTGCTCGACGCAGACGGCTCGTCTGTGCTGCTGGATATCTACAAAACCTTCGGTGTGTCCCGGCAGACGCTGTCGATGGGCCTCAACGATCCGAACGCCAACATCCAGACTCAGTGTGTAGACGCACTGGATATGCAGGAAGACGCGCTCGGCAATGTCACCACCACCGGCGCGCGTGCCTTCTGTGGCAAGACGTTCTGGAAGAAGCTGATCTCTCACCCGTCGGTGGTCGAGACCTACAAGGGCAGCCAACAAGCTGCAGCCCTGCGGGGTGATGGGCGTGAAGGTTTCGAGTTCGGTGGCATCAGCTGGGAGCGCTATCGCGGCAAGGTCGGCGGCAAGGCCTATGTGTCCGATGACGAGGCCCGCCTGGTTCCAGAGGGCGTCTCGGATCTGTTCCTGTCGATCTATGCCCCAGCGGACTACATCGAGACCGTCAACACCGAGGGCCTGCCGTACTACAGCAAGATCGAGGAAATGCCGTTCGGGAAGGGTATTGACGGCGAAGCGCAGTCCAACCCGCTGCACATCTGCACCCGCCCACGTGCTGTCCTCCGTTTGACGATCTGATCATGGCCTTCCGCGACCTGATCGATGACGTGGATGAGGTGGTGTTCGAGGTCTTGGGCGATCTGGCCCGAATCGAAGGTCGCGAGGTCGCTGGGATGTTCTCGGCGCCCTGGCTGCAGCCGAAGCTGGGGCAGATCAATACCGGCTTGCGTGAGCCGCACTTGGTCATCCGTGTTGGCGACAATTCGGGCGTCGATGTGCGTCAGCAGGTGGTGATTGATCTGCCATCTGAAGACGGTGGCGGTAACTACATCATCACCCGCATCGAGCCAGGCGGTGATGGTCTTGTGACCCTGATACTGAGGAAGTCGCCGTGAGCGTAGGCAGCTATCAAAAGCAATCGTCCAGCTCTGGCCTGATCACCCTTCAGGCAAACCCACAGCAGGTCAAAAACGTCTCTGAGTTCGGCGAGCTCATGCCCAAGGCGATCAAGGCGGCGCAGCGACGGGCGATCAACAAGACCGTTCGCTGGCTGCGCACCCACGTTGCCAGGTCGGTGAGCCAGCAAGAGCGCATTGCCGTATCGGCGGTGCGGCAGCGCTTGCTGGCTTACCCCATGGGTAGCAACGGACAGGGCAAGCTCTGGTTCGGTCTGAACCCCATTGAAGCCAGTCGCGCCGGTCGGCCACGGCAAACCCGCTCGGGAGTATCGGTGGCTGGTCGCAAGTTCCAGGGCGCGTTCTTCAGGACGGTTTACGGCGGCAAGCCGGATATCTGGATCCGTACAGCCAGCAAGCACTTCAGCAAGGACGAATACCCGGACAGCGATGTGTCGGGGAAGGGCGGGGCGAGTTCGGGTTGGATTGGCGAGAACGACAGCCGCTTCCCGTTGGCCAAGGCAAAGATCTCGCTCGATGACGTCAGGCCGCACTTCGAGTCATGGACGAATAAGGCCCACCAGCGCCTGCTGGTGGTGATGGAGCAGGAGCTGAACTTTGAGCTGCAGAAGCACCTTCGGAGACTGGGGCAATGACTGACGATCCAATACCACTGGGCCAGGTGTATGCCGCGATTGAGCAGGGCATTCACCAGGCCATTCCCGCGCTGGCCTATGTCGGCACCATGCCGGGGCGACTTGAAACAGTGGTCCCCCCGGCGGTCGTGCTGGAGCTTGCCGGCTTTGAAGCGGCAGAGCGCGACCCTGGTACCGGCGAGACAGCAGTGGACGCACGCTTCGAGGCGCGTGTCATTGTCGGCAGTGAGCTGGACGACTGCCTTCACGTCGCGGCATTCGTCGCAGCGCAATTGGCGGCGCTGCTGCGGCTACAGACGTGGGGCATTGCTGTTGATCCTGCGAAGTTCGTTCGCGCTGAACAGGACTGGAGCCGGCCAGAGCTCGACAGCTTTGCAGTCTGGGTAGTCGAGTGGACGCAAGGCATTTACCTGGGTGAGGAAGAGTGGCCCTGGCCGACTCAGCCCGGCCCGCTTGTGTTCGGCTTAGATCCTGAGACGGGCCGGGGTAATGAGGGCGCCTATGTGTCGCCGGAGGATCTCGCATGAGCTATGCGGCGGCGCAGCATGACCGGATGCTG